TTTATTATACCTCTTTCCTAACCTTTTTGCTGTTCTTTCTTTGTGCGGGATTGCCGTAATTATGCTTATCATGGTACTGTCAAGTATGCGTCAATACTTCTATTCTCCAGTTCGCAGAATTCATCAGATGATGAATTGTTGAACATCCACCTGCTAATTTTCTGCTAATTGGAGGGCGTAAAACGAGCGAAAACGGGATACCACGCAACGATATGCAAGAGAATAGAGTTCACTCTGAAACCCTTGATTTTCAAAGCTTTGCACAGCATCGGGCAGCAGGAAAGACAAAGGACGAGCAGATACCGCAGTTTCCTCCGACTCTGAAGGTCACAGGTTCGACTCCTGCCGGGCGTACAGGAGAAAATCCCCGGAAGTGTAAGGCTTCCGGGGATTTTTGATGATGAAAACAGACGGATTTTTGCCATTAGAATGGGGCTGACTACCGAAATTGGGCGAGGACGGTAGTCAGAATGGTAGTCAGGTGAAGGGGCTGGAAGTGTGCGCAGAGTGGATGACGTATACACGACGGCAAAAAAATCAGCGGAATTTCCGCAAATGCTTGCGATTCCCCGCCGCGTATGGTATCATCAAGACAGCGGCGCGCAGGGCTGTGCTGACTTTCATCAGAAGGGGCGAGGAAAATGGTAACGTACATCGAGGGGAACATTTTCAGCAGTCCCGCGCAAGTCATCGTGAACACGGTCAACACCGTGGGCGTGATGGGCAAGGGGCTGGCGCTGTCCTTCAAGAAGCGTTATCCGGGCATGTTCGAGGTGTATCGGCGCGCGTGCGAACGGAAGCAGCTCACCATTGGCAAATTGATGCTCTACTATGCGCCCGACCACTGGATTCTCATGTTCCCGACGAAGGAAAATTGGCGGAATCCTTCCAAATTAGAGTACATCGAAGCAGGATTGCAGAAATTCGTTAGCACTTATGCGCAAAAGAACATCACTTCTATCGCCTTCCCCAAGCTCGGCTGCGGAAACGGCGAACTTTCGTGGGATGCCGTCAAGCCGCTGATGGAGAAGTACCTGAAACCGCTGCCGATTGCGGTCTATATCTATGTCGGCATAGATGCCGCCCAGACGCCGGAGCATCTGAAACAGGAAGAAACCGCCGACTGGCTTCGCGCCCATGCGCGGGACATGTCCTTCGCTGGACTGTGCGACGATTTGAAGCTCGGTCAGGCAATTCTCCCCTATCAGCTGGAAAAGGACGGCGTGCATTATGCTGTGCGCTGGGCGGATGGCTTGGTGTATTCCGCTGATGACGGGCAGACGTTTGCGCTGACAGAGGACGACCTCTTTGCCCTCTGGGATGCCATCCGCCGTCAGGGTGTATTCGCCGCGGATGCGTATAGCACAGAGCAGCAGATGTTTTTCCTTCTCCTCTGGCAGAAGGGGTATCTCTCGCCTGTGCAGATTGTGAATGGGCAGGACAGCCTTTCCGCCGGTTATCAGACCAACGAGGGGCTGGGGCGATTCTACGCGGTGCGAGGTGAAGAAGCATGACGTTCGCCGAAACGATTGCGCGCAACTGTGCCCATGTGCAGCCCGGCTGGTGGGCGCGCTATGCGTATCATTACACTGACCTCATCAACGCAATCAGCATCTTAACCTCCGGGCATTTATACAGCCGCATTCAGGCGGACGGCAAAGGGCTGATGCGGAATGACAATGCCAGCCGTCAGGTTATCGACATGACCAGCAGCCGCGCAACTTCCTATGTGCGCTTCTACTTCCGCCCGCTGACACCCACGCAGTACCATAACGAGGGCTACAAGCATCCGGCGATTCGCTACTGCGGAGATGAGAACGCCAACGTTCCTGTGCCGATTTTCTTTCTCTTCGACCTCGAAATGCTCCTCTCGCGCAAAGAAACGTGCTTTTCCGCGCTGACACAGGCAGGACACGGCAATCCTCTGCAATCAGGTGAAGAAGCATTCGCCGCATTGCCTTTCGAGCAGATTTACAGCAGCGGTTCCGCCAATCGCGACACACTGAAATATCGCCATGCGGAGCTACTTTTCCCCGTCGAATACCCGATTAGCGAATCGCTGCGGTGCATCTACTGCCGAAATGAATGCGAAAGGACAACGTTTCTCAACTATCTGCGGCTGGAAAGCCCGTCCGCCTTCGCGCACTATCAAAACAGCATTCGCGTCGCTGGCGACGGGCTGTTCCAGCGCAACGGACTGTTCGTCGAATCTGTTTCGCTGCATGACAACATCGTCAGCTTTTCCTTCGCGGATACGCCCGAAAAGCGCGACTATGCCCGCAGATACAACCGGGGCAATCAACCCTTGACCTTGGAAGCCAATTTCGTTTTTGAGTGGCTGCGCGGCAGTGCGACAGTTTCGGCCAGCTTCGCCGATGTGCGGATAGATTACCTCGCACCGCGAACCATTGCGTTCAAGCTGCCGAACCGTGCAGTTGATGCTGATACCCTGCGCGTGGCGCTGCGGATTGGCGGACAGCTGCTGTGTCTGTTCGAGCAGCCGCTTTCCTCGTATGAATTGATGTGATTCACAGAAAAAGAGCCGGGACAGCCGCAGAGGATTTCTCCCTCCGCCGCCATCCCGGCTTTCCTTACGCCCCCTGATGCTCGTGCAGCGTTTCCCGAATCTCGTCAATCTGGCTGAACGCGGTCTGCACGTTGTTCTCCAACTGGAATGTCCGCTCGACGACGGAGTTGTGCTTCTCCACCTTGCGCTCCAGCTGCTCCAAGCGGTAGGACAGCAGGGCGATTGTCTTGCTGTTGGCGAAGTAGCTGCCTGCCAGCGTGCCCAGCAGGGAAATCCTGGCGACGATGATGGTGTCAAGGCTCATGCGTGTCCCTCCATGTTTTTATGATGCGGCGAAAATGTCATTCAGTTCACTGACGGCATCAGCATCAATGCACTTGTTGTAAATTCTGATGTCCATAATCGTTCCGCTTACCATGCCCCAACCGCTTTCCCAGCCGCCGATGTAGAGCGCTTTTTCTCCCGTCTCTGCCTGCGGATAAGTGAGTTTGTTGCCGTAAATCTTGCAGTTATCGAAGTAGAAAGTGTAGTCGTCCCCGTTTTTCGTAACGATAAACGTGTGATAGCCGCTATCGTACACAGTCAGCCCCATCTGTTCGACGTTGATGCCGAAACCGCCAGCGTTACTCACAGTAAGCATAGGGATACGTCCATCGTCCGCAAGAATATGCGAAAACGTACCTTCCACGGCTTCCATCGTTAAACCGCTGATTTCGCCGCCTTTGAATACCTGCGTATACGCTGCAACAGTTTCAAACTCGCTCGCCGTCACATACCCCTCCAAATCAATGCAGTTCGCGCTGATTTTGACCGCGCCCGCCGTCTGATTGATGACCGACACCACGTCGTCTTTGCTGACTTTCGTCCCCAGCGTGCCGCTCATGCCATTCATCGTCTGCTTGACGATCGTAATCTTCTGCGTGTTCTTGTCGGTCGTCTTGACATAGCTGGTCAGCGTACCATTGCCTCGATGACCTTGCCATCGCCGACGTATAGCCCGACATGATGGCGGTCGCTCCCCTTGGTGAGGAAAACCGCCGTGCCGGGTTTGAGCGGCTGACCGTCGGTGCGCTTGCCGCCCTGCAATGCCCCCTTGGCGGCGGCGTACTTGCGCCACATGGTGTTGCTGCCGTGGTACATATACCCGCCCAGCTGCTTATATGCCCAGTAGAACAGCCCGGAGCAGTCCGCAACGCGCCGCCCGACCCACTGCTGCCCGTAGCGTATCGTCTGCGCGCGGGTGGCGCTGTCCTGCGCGCGCTGCGTGTGAATCTGCCCCGTGCCGCCCCAGATGTACCCCCATTTTTCCGCCAGCGCGCGGCGGAAGAGGGCAACCACCTCCGCCGCGCTGACTGTTTTTGATGCCATCGTCAATCACCACCGGGGTCAATTTCCGCTTTGCCGAGCTGTTTATACACCTGATTCACGCCTGTCGAGGCGAGCCCCGACACGATGCCGACCGCGAGCGCGTTCAGCACGTCCTTCGCCGGGAAGTCCGGGATGACGTACATGCCCACGATGCCCAGCACGCCGCCCGCCGCGCCCACGATGACCGGAATCAGCTCATCGCGGATGCTGCCCAGCGACTTGCAGAGCAAGCCAATCAGGTAGGTGATGACGACAATCGCCAGCACCGTTCCCATGGTAGAGATGTCCATGATACCACTCCTTTTGGATGTATTAAAAAACAGCCTGCACGGGTGTGCGGCTGCTTTTCGCGAATTAAGTTGATTGCAAGTTGCAATTTCTCTTTGCAACTTGCAATTTTTAGTTTCAAACAAGGTTCAAAGATGGTTCAAAGCCGGTTACTGGATATGCCCACCATTGCGTTCCACCATGATGTCGCTGAAAAACTCCCGATTCACGGTGATGTTCGGCAGCTCATTCGCCTTCATAGTAATGACCACCTGCAAGTTCGTCGGGCAGGCATAATCCCCGTAGATGCTTTCTGCCTTCTCGGTGATGGTCTGCCCGCAGTCCCTGATTTGCTGGATTCGTTCTTCTCTGGTCATGGTCACGTTTACGCACTCCTTTCAACGTATCAAAAAAGCACCTTGCGGGGGGGCAGGGTGCTTTGCAAACTTTACAGCGGAATGATCTCGTTAGACAGTCCCCCAGACTTCGTTCAGCAAGTTACCGTTCTTGTCACATTCTCTGATGACACACCGGGTTGCTTCTTCTTCATCAGCCGGGTTCCCGTCGTCGTCAAAATAATAAATCTCGGAATATGCGCCACCGCTTGGCGTTTCCTCGTCATTGCGTTTGTAGGTTGCCAATGAAAAAACCTCCTCATTTCAAAATAGTATCCAGAAGTCTTGTGCGATTAGGAAACAGTTTCGCGAACTTGTCATGCTCCAATGTGTAGTAGGCGACGCTGTCGGCAAAATCTTCAAGAGGACTGTTTTCACCGTAAGCTCGCCATGACTTCATGCCGGATGCTTTTAGGTCATCTGCCATGGCATTTTGCCAATCCAATTGTATACTATATCGATTCGCACGATTTGTTCCGGGCAATGTGTAATCAATATAGTGACCACCTTCATGGCAATAGGTTGCCGCCAAATAATCAAGGTCATGATAATTTGACCTGAAAAACGTGATAGTGTCTCCGCCAACAGCGTAAGAATGTGTAAAGTTCTTATAGCGTTTCCGCCATATCGCATCTTGCGGGTTGTAGTAATCTACGACTTCCACAACTTTCTGTATTTTTCGTCTGAGGTTATCTGGAACGCGATTCCATGTTGAAATTGCGATATCAGGAGAAAGCGTCTGTTTTTTCTTGTCATAGGACTTGGGAAAGACGAATCGCGTCCCATCTTGCAAAGTGTAGACGGTAGCTTTGGAGTTTTTCTTCACGCCATTTGTCGTGCCATCCGAAAACCCATAGTCCTGTTCCGATATAGCGCAATCAGCGCCCCCGACTTTTAGCACTTTGCTGCCGGAATTGACAGCATCAACGTAAATCTGGCTGATTTGCGCCGTTGGGGCGGCACTGCTCCTAACCCCAATTATACCACTTTCCCCTTGCTTTTTCAAGGTGTCCGCCGCATTCAGGTACTTTTCTTCAAACTCCTTGAAGTTCTCCGTCTTGTCCAGTCCAAAGAACTTTGCCCTGTCCTTCATCGTCTGCAATTCGGCTTCATCCAGCCCCCACCGCGCCCGCGTCAGCGCGACGCACCGGCAGTTGCAGTCCTCTTCGGGGCGCCCGAATGCGCCGGGGTACTCCGCTTTCTTGCCGTCTATCTCGAACGGCTCGCCGACTTCGCGAATCTGCCCGTCAAGGATGCGGTGATCCGTGCGCGTGTTGCCGTCCAGCACTGCATCCCACTGCTTGACGACTTGGCAGCCTTGACCCTTGGCGGCGTTGCGTGCGTCATCGGCGGATTGCTGCTGAATGCGGTGTCCTTCGGTGCGGACGATGGTCTTCGCGCGTTTGAGCGGAATGCCGGAAGAAATCTGCACCTGACGTGCAATCATGTTGTAGTCGCTGCCGATGGAGATGCCGATGGAAATTTCCCGGCGGATGGTCTTCTTCAGCTTCTGCATATCCACGCCAAGTTCACCATATAGCCGCCCGCTGAGCTTGCTGTCCGTGCGGACGGCGCGGGTGACGGCGCGCTGGTCAATGGGGGCGAGAATCGGCATTCCCTGCTTGTGCAGGCTGTACATTGTGCCGACGTAGCCGTGCTGATAGCTGCGCGTCAGGTATTCTTCGATGGTCTGATTGCTTTTCTTGTGCAGTTCGTCCAGCGCGGCGTTGATTTGGGCTTTCATCGCCTCCTGATAGCGCTTCTGATAAATCTTCGATTGCGTCATTTCGTCGCTTTCGAGGATGCGGATGTGGTTGTCGATGCGCCGAATCGCCCGCTGGTATGCCTTTTCCAGTGCCTTGATGGTCTCCTGCTCATCATCGAGCATGGCTTGCAGGGCTTCCTTCTCGCTCTTGCGCATTCACATCACCCCGCGTCATCCTCTTCCGCCGGAACGTCATCCAGCACCACGTCCGCCGCGCCGTCGTCTGATTTCGTCCGCCCGCGAATCGTCTCGTAGTCCAATTCCAGCACGTCGCAGATATTTTCCAGCAGCGTTTCGTCATCCAGCACGTCAGCAAGCGTCAGCAGCGTGTTCACCTGCGCCTGCTGCTTCTGCGCGTCGGTCAATGCAATCTGCGCGTTGTCCAGCGCGTTCGCCATCACCTCGCGCCGGAAGTCGAAATACACGTTCTGCATCTGGTAGTCCGTGCCGCCGGATTCGTTGATTTCCGCCAAAACGATTTTCAGCAGCTTGCGCATGAACTGCTTCAGCCGGATTTCCAGCTTGTTGCACTTGAGGTCAAGCAGCGCATAGCGGCTCTTGATGACCACGTTCGTCACGTTGCCGTCGCCGACCTGCGCCGCGTTGAAGCCCATGCCGAAGCGGTAGATGTTCTTTTCGTCCAGTTCCAGCTTCGTCTGGCGCGCCTGATAGGGGATGTCAATCGTGCGGATCTCCACGTCGCCGCCGGAATCGGGGATGCCGATGTGCTTTTTCGCCCGGATGTTCGTCATCAGCTCATCGAGATTGTCGCCCTCGAAGCCCTTGACGACGTAGAGGACTTCGTTCGCGTCCTGAATGTTGTTGGAAAGCCCGCAGGACATGAGGTCGTAGTCGTCAATCAGCCCCTTGATGGTTTTGAGGCCGGAAAACTGCTTCTGCCCGTTGTCCAGCCGGAAGAAGGGGATGAAGCCGAAGCCGTCAAAGTAGGTGCTTTCGTCGCCGGGCTTGCGCCAGATGGTGTGCGGGCGCGGGTTCAGCGGTGCGGATTCATCCGGCACAATCTCGCCCTCGTTCACCTGGCAGAAGAAGTGCGTCTGCTTTTTGTCCCACACCTGAATGCGCTTGATGGCTTTGTTGTCCTTGCCGATGCGGTCGATGTACCAGTAGATGACGTACTCGCAGCCGTCGTCCGTATCCTTCGCCCGGACTTCCACCACGCCGAGGCCGTCCGCCGCCTGAAAGCGCGTGCGGCCGTCCGCATCCTTGTAGGCGTACATGTACTCGAAGCCCTTCGCCACCGCGCCCGTGATGACCTCGTAGAGTTCAGCGGTGAAATCCTCGTCGAAATAGTCTTCCAGCGCCTTTTGAAGCTCCGGAATGTCCGACCGCACGAACGTTTCCTGCCCGGACAGCATGTACTGCGCCTCTTGGTCTACCAGCTCGGTGAAGAACGGGTGGCTGATTTTGATGTTCGAGCGGTTCTTGTCCTCCTGCGGCGTGCCGTCGGCGTTGATGAAGAACAGGCGGTAATTGCGGATGTCGTGGTCGCCCTCGTAGTAGCGCTGACCCTGCCGCGCAAGCTGCTTGCGGGTGGATGCGCTGTCACTGTCGATGAATGTGCGGATTTCCGCAGGGGATAACATAGGGATACGCCTCCTTGGTGGTGAATTGAGGGCTCAAAAAAAGCACCGTGCGCGTGCAGGGTGTTTTTAGCGAATTTCTTCGATTGTCTTGATTTTTTCTTGGCGGAACGCTATCATTCCGCCGCTTTCCTGTGCCTGTAGGTTGCCGCCAGCCCCGCGCCGCCGCTCACGCTGATGACGGTCGTCGGGGCATAGGTAGTCAGCGCCTTGTAGGCTGCGACTTCGTCCGCAGAAATGTCGGTTTCCACCGGTGTAGCAAGCGCAGCCCAAATAAAAACGTCATTCTCGTCCAAAAACTGCTTAAAGTCATCGAGGGTCGTCGTGCCTTTTTCGGCGAATGCAAAGCCGACAAGGTTATTATGATTGGCAATCGCCCCGCCGACCGTTTCAGAGCCAAGAGCGGTGGAAAAGTGCGTGCAGAGCACGTTGGACGTGTAAATGCCGCTGAACCACGCAAAGTAACGGTCAACCGCATTTCCCGTTGTTTGCCAGCTAAGCGACGATGTAACCTTGATTTTGGTGATGCGCTGCACATACACCCCGCGCGCCAAATCCACCTCATCGCACACCCAATGCTGCCCGCTTTCATCCGTGTAATTGCCGCTGGATGCAACCGGGATGCCCGGCAGTGCGTTCGGCGTTTGTAGCGTCTGCGAATTGTTCGCGCCGTCCGACACCGTGACCGTCACCGTTCCGCCGTCGCCCACGCTGACAATCGGCACGGGCGCAGTCGGGAGCGGCACGCCGTTCTGCGTGCTTTTGCCGTACACATGCAGTGCGCCAAACGGCTTCCCACCGATGCACTCCGTCAGCGTCAGCGGATTGCCGGAAAGCGTCGCGTCCTCGCCGCTGGTCACGCCCTCGTACAGCTTGCGGATGAACGTACCATAGAGCCGGTCGTCGCGCTCCACGCCCGTCTTGGCGGCAATGTCATCCAGCACGTCGCCCATCAGCCGCCCTTGCGTCTGGATGCCCAGCCCTGCCGCCAGCGCGTCCAGCTTGCCGTGGAAGCCGACCTTCTCGCACGGGATTGCGTACTGCGCAAGAATCGCCGTCAGTCTTTCTCCGTCTGTCATTCGTGTCATCCTCTCGTTAGTACGTCCATTTCTTGTTGATGATGTGTTTTTCCAGCGCGTACCGCATGGCGTCCATCAGGTGGTTGAAGTCGTCAATGGGGCCATCGAGCATCTTGCCGAACTTATCTTTGTCCCATGTGTAATTGCTGATTTCCGTTATGAAATTCGTGCAGCGCGGGTGGATGATGATTTCGAGGTTCTGAATCCACTGGATGCCGCTGCGGATGCTGTCCGCGCCTTTCGCCGCGCTGTGTACGCGCAAGCCCATGCAGCGCAGCTCAGCAATGGATTTCGGCTCGGCGCCGTCGGCGGTGATGCTCACTTTGCCGTAGCCCATCGCCGTCACGCGCTTGGCAATCATGTCGTTCGTCAGCCCCCGTTCGTACAGCTCGTCAAAGACGTACAGGCGGCGCGCCGGAATGTCCAGCAATCCGCAGAAGAATGCCGTCGGGTCGTTGGTGAAGCCGAAGTCCAGCCCGAACACGGATTCCAGCTTGCCCGTCCGGCTGATTTCCGCCGGGTCGAACGGCGCTTCCCGCCACTGCTCGTAGATGAGACCCTCAACAATGCCCCATTCGCCAAGCCCGGCGACATTGTAGCGGCGCGGGTTCGTCGCCTTCATCCGCTCAAATAGGCGTAAATCCTGCTTGTCCAGCCACTCGTTGCACTGGTAGTTCGTTGTGATGGCGAGGATGTCCGGGTCTTCTACGTCGAAAAAGCGCGCTTTCAGCCAGTGCTTCTGATTCCACGGGTTGAACGTCAGCGTGATCTGCTTGAACAGCGGCGGTGCGCATTCGCCGCGGATGGATTCATCCAGCGTGTTGAAGTCGCTCTCGTTCATGATTTCGTAGGCTTCTTCAATCCACACCCAGCACAGCACGCCGCTCTGCGCGGTGATGGAGGTCAATTTCAGCGGATCATCCATGCCACGAAAGTAGATTTTCTGCCCCGTCGGCTTGTAGGTGATTTCCAGCGGGCTTTCCTTCCAGCTCCAGAACGCCTCCACTTGCAGGCGGTGAATCGCCCAGAGAAGCTGCGTGAAGCAGCTGTCGCGCAAGGTGCGGTACGTTTTGCGGATGACCAGCAGGTTTGCGCCGGGGTACTTCATCATGCGGTAGATGAAATTCAGCGCCGTCGTGGTGCTTTTCTTGCTTGCGCGGCTGCCTTTGCACACGCGGTAACGCCCCGTGAAGCGCCAGAACGCGCCATAGCCGCGCCCGACGACATCCGGCAGGTAGATTCGCGGCTGATTAGTCGTCAAGCGCATCCTCTCCCGCCAGAATCACCGGCAGGCTGCCCGACACATCCACCCTGTCCGTGAACAGCCCGTAGCGCTTGCCCAGCAGCTCCGCCGCCTTGTTCGCGTCGCACAGCCGCGCCGGAATCTCGACGACCTTCGGTTCTTCCTTCTTCGTTGTGCGCCGGGTGGGCTTGCTGCCGCCCTCGCCGGGGATGACTTCCGTCTTCTCCTCCATGCACGTCACGACGACAAATTCCTTCATCTCCCGGCGCATCACCGCCGTCAGGTATTTCAGCACTTCGTCCTGCTTGGCAATCAGCGCATCTTCCTTTTCGTCCATGCGCTTTTTGATGTTTTCAGCAACCTTAGGTTTTGTGAGGTTTTCTGCCGCAATCGCCGCCGCTGTTTTCGGGGAATATCCGGCGCGGATGGCGGCTTGCGTCGCGTTCAGGTCGATGAGGTACTCGTCGCAGAAGCGGCGCTGTTTCTCGGTCAGTCCAGCCAAGTCCACCATCCTTTCTGTGCAATGAGGAACGAACGATGCTGTGCCTCCACGCGCAGAGGGTTTCATCTTCACGGGTGGGGTACAGCGAATTTGAAGTATAAAAAGACCCGGCGGAGACTGGCGCGTCCGTCGGGTGAGGTGATTGGAGGTTTCCATGTGCAGTATAGCACGGGGGCAATATGAAATACTATGATATTCTATGATGTGATGCCGCGAGCGGCTCGGAAAGCAGGGCGCGAGCTTCTGAAAAAGTGATGAAAAATTGCAAAATTTCTTTGATTTACCTATTGACACAATGAGCTTATTGTGATATAATAGAAGAGGAAAGGAGGTGAACGGGATGAGCAAGAAGCGAAAGAAAAATCGCCGCAAGCTGGAACTTGCAGCGACGGTTCTGCTGATTATCCTGAAGGTGCTTCAAATCGCACTGGAACTCCTGAAGGACTAATCAGCCGGGCGCGGCAGGGTGCGCAAAACACCCTGCTGCCCTCGCTTCTATTCTACCACATCTTGCTCATCCGTGCAACATGGATTTTGTACAATTGCTGTTAGACATTGCCGAACTCGGTGTTCTGGTCTATCTGGCTGTGCTGCTGACGAACGATCTGCGCAAAAAGTGAAAGGAGCATCATCATGTGCTACACCCCGTCGAATCCCCCTGTCGAAAGCATCCCTGCCCTCATCAAGAGCAAGCGCAAGGAGCGCGGACTGACCCAGCGCGCCCTTGGTGAAATGTGCGGCTACACCGGCGCAAGCGCTGAACGTGTCGTGCAGCTGTGGGAGTACGGCAAGCAGTCCGTGCCGCTGGAGCGGATGCGCACCGTCGCCGCCGCGCTGGGAATCCCGGTGGATTTGCTCGTGCCGTGAGCCTCCACCGGGGAGATTTCGGTATTGTGCGCCGAAGCGTTCAACAACGCAATGTCAATTCTGGTATACAAAAATAATCTTTTGTTAGCGGCGGCGTAAATCATCCCATGCGGCCGGCGGCGATTGTGCCGCTGACCGCCTTTTGCTTTTACCGCCTGTTCACCATCACGCACGCCACGCAGACCACCGCTGCCAGCAGACACAGCACGCCGATTATCGCCATTTTTCTCACCTCCAAGCCGCATCAAGCGTCTTTTTCCGCGTCCAGCACCTTTTGAAACGCCTCCAGTGCCTGCCCGTGCAGGGAGCAGACGTGCCGCCACGAGTAGTTCATCTCGCAGGAAATCTTCTCGAACGTCTCAAACAGCAGATACCGCCGGAAAAGCACCGCGTAATACCGCCGGTCGGTCAATTTGCCCAACTTCGCCGCGATGTCGCGCTTCTTGTCCACCAGGCGGTCAATATCTCGGTTGATTTCGGCTTTCAGGTCGATGATTTTCGCCACCGCGTCCGCCAGACGATCCGGCGCGCCGCTGTCCCCGGATGCGCCGTCTTCCCGCAGGATGGGCGTGATGCGCGTCGCCATGTCCTGCAATCGCGCCGCGTCCGCCAGCTTGCAGGTGATCCGCTCGTCGAGAAAACGCACCTGCGACAGATACTCTTTCGCCCGCATGTTCGCTCCTCCCGAATCGCCTGTCAGCACCGCCAACCGCCATTTCGCTTTTTCGGCGGATTTTCGGCATCCTCCACCGTCTCCGGCGGATTCTCCGAGGCGTTCTCCGGCATATCTGACGCATTCGGCGGATTCTCTTCCGCCACGCGCTGGGCTTCGAGCAGATAGTCATCACCGCGCTGAGAATACGCCGTGTCCTTCGCTTGCCCCATGCCGTACACAGGAATTTTGCGCACCCGGCAGTCATCCGCCGTCGCCGCCTTGCGCAGGGCGCGGATTGCGGCTTTCACCGCTTCCGCCTCGTCAAGGAGCATCGGCTGGCGGTGGAGCAGGCGCGTCAGGTCGTCCAGTACGGCACTCTTTTCCGCCAGCGTCAGCGCCGTGCAGGGGTAGAGCGGGTCGGTGCAGGGGGATTGGTTGCTCATGTTGCTTGTCCTCCACGGTTCAGTGCTGCTTCCAGCCGATTGGCAATTTCCATCGCCGCGTCACGGAAGCGCACGTTGTAGCTCTGCGGAACGTAATACGGGCAATCCCGGCAGCGCTGATGCTCGCGGCAGACCGCGTTCGCACTGCCCATGCACCGAAAGTAGCGAATCAGCTGCTCCGTTGTCATGTCGCTTGCTTGCATCAGCCGTCCGCCCCTTCCTCGCTGTTCTCCGGCAGGCGCTGATGGCGGCGGCGCATCTGTGCCAGCGCCTGCTGTGCTTTTTCGCGGTCGCCGGGCTGCCTGCCCTCCACCACGTCGCGCAGATAGGCGTATTCGCCCACCTCGTCCGCCGTCCGAACGCCCGCATAGTGCCAGTCCTGCAGGAGCGTCAGCACATACGCCGTCGGGGACTTCGCGCCCGTCGCGGCGGCGCACCGGACGGCTTCACGCAGCACTGTCAGCGGCATTTGCAGCACATCCGCCGCGGTGGAGAGCCGCTGCACCTGCGCCGGGGTGGGCAGCGCACCGAAATCAGACCGCCAGATGGCGGCGATTTGCTTATCGCGCGCGCGCCCGCCCGTACACGCGCGTTCCGCTTCGGTGTATTCCTCATTCTCTTCTTCTGGGTAACCCGTTTTCCCTGTTTGGTATTCTCTTTCCGTATAGTTTGGTACTATGTTACCGTTCTGAAAGTGCTGCTGTCCACTGCATATTTTTCGATTCTTCACGGAAAGCTGTGGAGAGGAAGCATTCATGAAAGCAAGCATGGTTTTGCTCGCTGCTCCCGTCGCGTCTGCGGACGCGAAGTTGTTACTTTCTGTTGCGACAGAAAGTAACCAAAGAACGCCCAGAGGGGGCTGCCGAATGTCGAGTCTGGGCGGCAGCCCCCTCTGGACTCCCCCGCCGCAAAAGTTTCTTGCGTGAAATAGTTGCTTTCTACTACCTAACTTGAACGCTTCTTCCTTCCCCCAAAGTTTCCGTGACGCTCCTATTTTCCTGTCCCCATGGAAAAGATCCACCCATGCGGCATATTTTCCTCCCTGTCTGCACATCCTATTCCGACAGGACTTCGCCGCGGTGGAAGGAGATGAACGCATGGGGTTTATCGTTTTGGGGATTCTTTGCGCAGCTGCTGTGGTGGTGACCTTGGCGTGCCTGTGGATTAACCGATGAGGAGCGCTGGTTCTTTACGGGTATCTTGGGTGAAGGATTCGTTTGAATCCAGCGGGATTTTGTCAGCGCGTTCACGGCTTTTTCACTGCATAAAAATCCGCATACGAAAAACCCCGGAAACGCAATGTTTCCGGGGTTTTTGGCGGAGAAGCCGGGATTTGAACCCGGGCTGCGATTACTCACACTACTCCCTTAGCAGGGGAGCCCCTTCGGCCACTTGGGTACTTCTCCATGTCAAGCTCGTATG